CTATAACAATGGATTTCACCTTGTTTTTTTCAATAATATTATCAACCTCTGTCTGCGTATAATATTTCTTTAAACCGTCGTTTAACGATGATATCGCTCCCGTGCATGTTCCATTTCCGATCTTGGAAATGTCTGTTGTACCAAGCATCTTATAGAGATACCGCACATTCTTGAACATCTGTGACATCTTTGCAAAAATGGAAGAGTGTTTTTCGTCACTTGATAATTTTGATACACTTGTCCAGGACGAGGCTGATCCGTCTGCTACGTCACTGCTTGTAAAAGCTGTGGTATTTTCCGCGGTATCCATTTCTACAAATGATTTTCTAACTTTAAACAATGGCTCGACTGCTTCAATTGATAAGCCATTAATTTTTAAGCGATAAAGAAGAAAATCATCCTTAACATCTCCAACAATAATATCTCCAGAAGTATGCTCTGGATCAATATAATCATCTCCACTAGTCCCCTTGATAATATTCATAGTTGCCGTCTCAATTCCGGTTTCAAGATTTTTTTCATAGGTAATAGCAACCAGATCGCAGCGTTTCACACCTTGTAATCCATTGTCGATGATTAATTCCTCGTAATCATTAACTGCTAATTCAATCTTTCTTCCCTGATCAATAGCATAACCGCTTTTTATTCTGATCTGATTATTACTGATAAGTTCATAAGCAAACTTCTCTGCAACATCCAAAACATATCTTCCGGTTCCAAGTATTGCAGCATTTACTGCCCCATCCCCGGCTGATGTAATATGGGATTTTCCAGCATATCCAGTGATCAAATTTGTGCTCATGTTATTATCCCCCTGTCTTGTATTCCACGGTTTCAACGTGATCTTTTATTTTTACAATCTTTTTTGTGATCGGTTGATAGACACTGATGCCTGTCTGATTCTCTGTCGTACCGATAATATCATTGATATCATAGCTCTGCGTCGCATCAAGTTGTATACTGATCGAATCGCTTGCGTTTAATTCCTTGAGCCTTTCTATCCCATTCGCCACCAGATCAGCATAATTATCAATGCGCTGTTCATAATAAGTATTGCTCTTCCACTCAGGTATCTGTTCCACATTCTTGTTCAAGCGGTAATATTTGTTTTTCTGCCATTGCGGTACCGATTCTGCAGACTGCTGCTGGTAATACATTCCGCTTTTCCATACCGGCGCAACGATTGACGTTACCTCCGTGTAATAGGTATTCTTTTTCCACGTCGGAGCAACCTGATATGAAGTCTTTGTGTAATAAGTTCCGGTTCTCCACTTAGGCACTTTTTCTAATGAAAGATTTTCATAAATATATGACTGAACCTCCTTTTTCAGATATTTACGAACAAACGTCCTGCTTTTTATTTCTTCCTGTGGTTGAGAATATGGCAGGATTTTCTTCTCCCATTTCTTCGCCCCCGTATTAAATACCTTTTCTGTGTAATAATAAATATAAACCGGCTCTTTATAAAAGTAAGATTTATACTTTGTTTTCCAGTCGGACGGCTGAATTGTCTGCAACTGATATTTATATTTTGCAACACCACTTACACTTTTATATTCAATCGTGACCCCGTCTGAATAATAGTACTTGTAATCTCCATAATTTTTCTTCCAGTCTTTTGGCTGCGATTTCTGTATTTTATAATCTGTTTTCTCTACACCACTTACACTCTTATATTTAGTACCGCTTTTATAATAGTAATTTTTATAATAGCTCGCCCATTCAGCCGGCTGCGACGTTAACGGCTGAAACACATCCGTGTACTCCTGACTCAACTGCTTGTAGCCGGTTCCGTCTTTACAATAATAATTCGGATATACAAAAGACCAGTCCCACGGCTCACCAACCAGTAATTCATAAACATCTGCATACTGACGTTCCAGTTTCTTGAAATCATCCCCATTTTTTTTATAATAATCCGGGTATAACTTATCCCAGTTTGCCGGAGCGGTTTTTAACAGAATATAATTAAATACATCCTGTGCATTGCTGTAATCATATACTTCTGATACTTCGTCAATACCTTCCATTACCTGTTTTGACTTATTCAGGATGTAATCTGCATTACTCAATGGATCATCTGTCATTGTATATGGCTGCAAGCCTTTATTTTCATCCGTAAACAGATGGATAACATGACGTTCTTTCAGATTTCCACCTCCAAGGCATATCAAATGATTCACGGGTCTCAGATCCTTGGTAATTGAAAAACTGAGCTGACTGGAATCCCATTCTTCATCGTTGCTATAATCGTAAAGCGGTATTGCTTCAAGGATTACTTTACCGCTTTTATGTGTGATCTGTAATTTTCCATCATTAGCCAGCAGCATCTTTAAAATACCTGTGTACGCCGGAGTGTATCTATCAAACTGGTATAAAATATTAATAGACGACTCCACCGATGATGCGGTAAACAGATCATCCAGACTAAGGTCTGCAATCAGCTCTTTTAAGATACTGTTTGCCTCTCCTGATACAATTTTATAATCCTGTCCCTCCGGCGGCTCTATCACTTTCTTTTCAATGATTCCATGCCATGACCGGCCTGTATAAATAACGGTCCCTGCGCTTGTATCAATTTCAATTTTATCAACGATTCCACCATACTCTGTATCTTCAATGTAAATATAATATCCGGCTTTGCAGCAATGCGAAGAAACATCTAAAGTGAGCTCAAAATCGTTTTCGTCACTTCCGAATGCAATGTCAAATTCATATTCCGGTATGACTCCGATTTCAATTTTATTTTCGTCTGCATAGATCAGATCCATTTGGGTTCCCCCCTCTCAGATAAAAGGTTCAGATCAAATCCAAAACCTCCACTCCATGATACATTCAAAATACCGATTGGAATTTTTTCAAAAATATAAAAATCTCTGCCCCTTACATTAAACAGATTCACATGCTCACCGTTATTTTTTACTTTGTACACCTTTTTTGATACCGAATTAATAACGATATATTCTCCGGTTATCAGTGATGTATTTACTTCATAGGTATGCTCTCCGACACTTACAGCCGGATTTTCACAGCTTCCATATATAGTCATTTCAAAATCCGATGCCGCGTAATTGTCATTTACGATTTTCTGATTCACGAGATCATTTGAATAGTCGAATGGATAATCATACGGGTAATCCAATCCATCTGATCTGAAATTATCACTCGTTACTTTTGTGAATGTTTTTTTACTTTCCAGGATCCAGAACCCTTTTTCTGCCACAAGTGATAATGACAATGTTGACTGCTTGACATTAAGGTATTTATCTGATTTTTTGCTTTGTACAAAATAGCATTGCAAATAACACTTTCCGACATAGAGTCTGCCGCTTTTCATATTGATCACATCTGTATCAATTACCTCCAGCAAGGCTTCTAAATTTTTTAGATAATCTTCTTTTGTATTTCCTGTAACAATTACACTGATATCCTTTGACACCATGTTTTTTTGTACCTGGGTAATTCTGGGACTACTCGACCCCTGCGATGAATAGTCCCATGCATAATCAAACAGATTTGTTGATGCAAGCATTTTGTACGGCTCACGATCTAAATATATAATTTTCCCGGAGCTGTTTTTATAATATATCTCCATCAACTTACTACCTCCCTGATTACACGTCCGAAATCTCTGTTATTAACCTTTACAGTCAATCCCGATTTGCCAAGTGCATATGCAAAAGCATCTGCCATACCCTTATAATCGACACGAGATACGCCGTTTGTTCCGCCTGCAGAGTATCTGTGATTGATCGTCATAACTCCGGCATTCATCTTCATGCTCTTGTTTAATGTGTCATACGGGTTATAATCTTCCAGTGGTTCATCTATACCGGCAACGCACATTTCTCCAATCCATTTGAATTTTTTAGATGGCGAATGGATATCAAGAGCCGCTTTTGCACCCTCGAATAAGCTATTTGCTAACTCATTTACCTTATCCCCTAACCATTTCCAGCCACCGCTGATTCCCTTCCAGATACCGTCTACGATATTTTTTCCAATCGTCTGCATCTGATCCGGCAGGGATTTTACACCATCAATTAACTTATCAACAAATCCTTTGCCTGTTTCCACAGCCTTTCTAACCATCTTTTCCTTGAACTGCATCACGTTATCGATGGTCTTTAAAAGCCACATAAGGATTCTATTTGGTGCTGTTTTTATGAAATCAACCAGTGATTTAACAAAATTTAGTCCTGCTTCTTTTCCTTTTTTAATCAGATTCGAACCAAACTCTGATACTTTTGAAATGGCATTAGCTAACCATTTCCATGCTTTTCCCGGAAGCTCTGCAAAAAACTTTATAACACTGTCAACGAATTTAGGCAGTTCGGTTATTGCCCAGTTTACAATGTCAATTCCAAATTTAATGATTTTTCCTATGCAGAAACCTAAACAGTACGCTATCTTATTTGGAAGCTCTGAAAAGAACTGCACAGCGCTCTCTATTGTATTCTGAACCGCTGTTGTGACTGTCTCATAGACATTCTCTCCCCATTCTGTTAATCGCTCCGGCAGTTCATTGAACCAATCAACGATATTTTGAATGAAGTTTGGAATTGTCTCTGTAAAAAATGTCACAACCACATCAAGCGCGTTACTGGCAGCTTCTTTTATGTTCTCCCATAAGCCAATCCAAAACTCTCGGAACCAGTCGCATTTATTCCAAAGAACCACAAAAATCGCAACAAGTGCAGCTATTGCTATCACGATTAATGTTATTGGGTTTGCAGACATAACCGCATTTAAAATTCCATGCGCTTTTGACAGGCCTGCCGTTGCCAGTTCAGCAAGCGATACCTGTCCTGTAAATAATGCAACTGCTGTTTCTCCCAATGTCAACGTTCCATTTAAAGCCGCCTGTGCAATATTTGCCCCCTCCGCACTTGCTTTAAACAAGGCAATCGTTAGCTTTGCCTCTTGAAATCCTTTGATAGCAGACTGAATCGCCATTCCGGCTTTTAACCCAACAAAAGCTATCGCTGCAACTTCTGCTGCAAGAGCGACATCATCTAAATTATCAGTGATATTTTTTATCGCATCTATCACCGGATCCAGTGCCGGGCACAAATCCCCGATTCCATCAAGAATCGCATCCGCTATCTTTCCGGCGGCATCCATCAGCTCTGGTAAATTATCAATAATTCCCTGTGCCAGTTCTTTTATCAGCTGCACCGCCAGCTCGATCAGTTGTGGTGCAAACTCAGCGGCCCGTAAAGCAATATCTGCAAGAATCTGTCCAAGTGCAGAAACAAGTCCGTCCGGTCCGTTTTCTTTAAGCGCAGCTGACAGCTCATCTATGTATCCGTTTCCGACTTTAACAGCCTCTTTTAACGGTTCTTCCATCTGTTCATAGACTGCTATTCCCAGTCCTTCCAAAGCAGACTGTAAAATGGTTACACTACCTTGCAGATTATTGTTCATGGTGTCTGCCATATTTGCAGCCGCACCATCGCAATCTGCAATATAACCGCTTAATTCGTCAAAACGTTCTCCACTGTTTGCAAGAAGGGCATTGACACTCTTGAGATCTACTTTATTAAAGATCGTATTAAGAACCTGAGTCTGCTCGCCCTCCGTCATTGTGGAAAGAATATCATTCAGATCGTTGAAAACATCATTCATCGGGCGCATTTTGCCCTCTGCATCAAATACAGACAGACCAAGTTCTTCCATTTTTGCCGATGCTGTATCCGTTGGTGCTGACAGACTTAAGATCATATTTCTTAAAGCAGTTCCGCCCTCAGCACTTTTAATTCCGTTATCAGCCAGAATACCGAGAACGGTATTCATTTCATCAACACCGCCAGCCATGCTTTTGGCAGTTCCGCCGACCGTAAGGATTGCTTCACCCAGCTGTGCAACACTGGTATTACTCTTCTGTGACGTCTTGGCCATTTTGTCGACAAAGCTGTCCGCTGTCCCTGCCATATCTCCCAGCGCACTCATGCTGTCCGTGACCATATCCGAAGCTGTTGCTAGATCCATTCCTCCGGCTGCAGCAAGGTTTAAAACTGTCGGCAATTTAGCAATGGATTCATCTACATCATATCCCGCCAGTGCCATATAATTTAAAGCCTCTGCTGCCTGTGAAGCGGAAAACTTCGTTGTTGCCCCGGCATCCTTGGCTGCCTGCTTCAACCTTTCATAATCGGCACTGCCGTTATTTATTTCAGTGGAAGTCATTCCCATTGTGGCAGCGACACCACTCATAGCAGCTTCAAAGTTGCTTCCGAACTTTACAGATGCGATTGCTCCCGCTGAAAGTCCTGCTGACACTGATCCAACTGCCTTTGCTGTCAAGCCTAAAGCCTTAGATGCCACACTTCCGACATTCGACAAACCGTTTTTTATTCCATCTGTATTTAATTTTGTATCAAACGTCAGCTTACCATCAGCCAAATTACCAGCTCCTTCCTGTGGCACCGGCTCTCTGGCTCTGACGCTCAATTATTTATCAACTGAAATATGTCTCAAACTCTTCCTCTGCTTTTTTCTCTTCCTCTGTTTCTTCGTATGGCGGCATCCACGCTTCTTTTAAATTTCGATAAATCGCAGATTCGTCCTTGTTTCTTTCCCCGGTATATGATCTGTACCCCATGATCACAGACAGTCTTGTGCAATCAGGCAATCCATTCATCAATGCAAGAAACTTGTGCCAGTGCAGATCCGTTTCTAATAAATCTATCCCATACGCCTGCATAAAAGCCGAATAGATATAATCTCCATCGTACTGGTAAAACAGGACATCATCCCCGGAAGGACTATCAGAATGCGGCACCACATTCTGAGGAAATGCGAATTGCAATATTCCGATGTAATCATTTATATCTGTAAACACCGGTATACTGTTTTTAAAAAGATACCTTATATCCAATGGTGTTTTGCCATCACTCAAGGACCATTCCCGGTACTCCATTGCAAATCTCATCCAGATACGAAAATCTGTATTAACAGAAAAATCCCTACCACCTACCGAGATGGCATTTGGTAGAGATTTCTGTGTCAGGTCAAGCATTAATGCATTCCCCTTGCGAATGTTGCCACAGATGATCTTGGCGCATCCATCATATTCTGCAATGCAGATGCATTGTTGATCACACCCATGACTAAGCGTTTATTTTCCTCGTTCATCCCATTAAACGGATCAACCTTTGCTGATTCATTGATAGGTTTATCGTAAGCTGCACAGATCCGGATGAAAGCTACCGTAATCATGTTCAGATCGATTTCTTCCATATCATCTGATTCAAACACCTCGAGAGCCGCTTCATCTCCGATTAATTTTTTCACGAGCAGATACATGTCCAGTGATTTTTTGTCGGACTCTTTTTTACTCTCATTCCCCGCTGTCACTCTTTCGATTTCTTTTCTTACAGACTTTTTAAATGTCGGCAGCGAATACTCTTTGCCATTAAGTTCTACTGTGTACTCCATATTTTTCCTCCTTATTCTGAATCAGCCGTAAATGTCGGCTCACCGGCATCCATCGTAACTTTGCCGTTTGTAATCGTTCCGCCAAACAATACTTTAAAGTTCAGTTTCTTGTCCACTGCATTTAAGTCCTGTACGGAAATAACAGATTCGGTCTCCCATGCCTTATAACCGCCGTCTGCTGCCGGTTCATGCATAAATACTACCAGGCACTTTACATGCGCATCTGATCCGGTCCTTCGCTCATAAAAATACGGGAAAATCATCTCGTAATCGTCGGATCCTTTGTACATAGTCAGATCCTGATCGATGGATGGCTTATAGGAATCAACTTCCGTAGTCGGATTCTCGTCTGCAATGTAATCATACTCTGTTTCTGTCGGATTCATGGAAAGTGTCAGCGTCTGAGATTTCTTTACACGCCGGTACTTTGTTCCATTATGCAGAAATAACCCGATTTTATGTTTTTTTACCATGGACAACGTCTGCACTGTTGGTGTTACTTCGTTATCTAATTCTGACATGTGCTCTACCTCTCTTTCAAATACTGAATTGCCAATGTTAATTGATATATAGCGTTGTCATCCTCCTGTGATGTAATAGAAGCGGCATCATTTACTTCCACATTCTCACAGATGAGGCTGCCAGCTTTTGACAGATCCGGATAATCCTCATGAAAGGCTTTTTCTGTAATCCATTCCGTGAGATCTTCCATCATCTGTTGATTTTCTACGCGATTTTCATCCAACTGCGTAGAACTTCTTGCAAAAAAATTATAATATTCTGTGATATCCTTGCTGCCATCGAGGAAAGTTCTTTCCTCTTTGGATGGACTCTTGAAAAGCGCCAGGCAGCCTTCCGGCGCATCAATAAAATCTGTCAGAAGGTCACTAATATCAAGATTTTCATAATCTCTCAGCCATTCTTTTAAACATTCACTTACCGTCATTTGATACCCGCCGCCCTTTCTGCTGCCCATAAAATCTTCTCTTTTCCACCTTCGTTTTTCATATGTTCAAACCAATAATCAGTCCTTTTTCCTTCGTGGCTCATCGGTATGTAATATTGTTTTCTGGCATACGGAAGATCATATATAATATTTCCACTCCCAATTTCGGTTTTTACAATCCCATTGTCCCGAAGTGCCCCAGTGTCAAGTGGGACATATGGATCCATCAATCGCAAACACTCGCTGTCAATAATCTGTTGTACTTTTCCTCCGGCAGCAAGACCATGCTTTTCGATCACATTTCTTCCATCAATTTCTACTGAATTTAATGTAAATTGAAACGAACCCATTATTTACATACCACCTTCCAGTGCTTGAGCAGTGCACCTTCTGTATTGTCCGCCAGAGATGCGATTGTACCGGATTTCTGAAACTCCTTCCGCAAGTCCGTAATGCTATAATCCTTTGTAATTTCCTTATCGCATTCTCCGGCTACGATCACATCATGGTTATTCCGTGGATTAAATGTAAAGTACTTTTCTGCCTCATCGTCCGAGAGTTTTTCGTAACTTAGCGCATCAATGTACCGTTTTCCCCCAGTATCTGTCTCCATCGGAACAACTGCGGTTAAAAGCTGTGTAAATATAATAGATCCAGAACCCGATACCGTTTTATCTGCGGAATACTTATATTCACATCCTCGAATCACTGTCCGGTTCCAAATCTCTATCTTATCTGCGTTTTTATGTGCATTGTATACTGTAATGGCCTTATCATTCATCAAAATGCACCCGCCAATCTAGTCCCGATACCCTTATAAATTAACTCTTCCATTACTTCCTGTGCCTGCGCTGTACTCTGCAAAGCATAGGATTCAGAATAACCATTGTTATTCACGGACGTTACACTATGCCCGGCAAGCGTTGTCTGATTCGACCACAGGAAATTGCACAACTGGAATATAGTATCTTTCTGTCGTTCTTCCGAAATATTCATGTACGGCTTAACGACTTTTTCATACTCGGTTTCTGCCTGTGCCTCGACTGCTTCAAACTGCTTTTCCGGCACAACATTCGGGAAATGGGAGCTGTAATACTCCCAATCAATGATTTTCGACATTTACAACTCCCTCCTTCTTATGATGCCTTTCCAAGTAATTTAATACCTTTTAATACGCCAGCCATTTTACTGTTTTTCAGAACAGCTCCGGCAATCAACTCAACCTCGCCTTTCTTTACAGCTCCAGGTGCGGACATATCCGGCAAATAGGTTTTAAGCATCTTTGATCCATCTACAGAAATTCCATGGAAAGCATCTAATCCAAGCTTGGCAGCATAGATATCAGATGTTCCATAGTGAGTAGAATCCGGTGCGGAAGTTGCTACAACATCCTCTGTCGCAGATCCGTTGTAATATTCTCCGGCATCCATAAGCAGGATTCCGTTATAGGTCTCTACTGTTCTTCCAAAATCATCTTTCGAACGGTCATAATATCCGGCTCTACGCGCTGCAGATCTGATCTTTGTAAGCATTTTGTTGTTCATCATAAGTACATCCGGTTTTGCTGCTAAAAGTGCAAGGAATGTATCCAACTCGTCCAAAAATGCATTGTAGTTGCTGTCAAGCATTGCAGATGTAGACACATCAATATCCGTAGTCATCTCTGTGGATTTTCCGGAAAGAATCTTTTTCAGTCCATCAAACGTGTTCGGAACATACCCCGCTCCACTTGATGCAGACGTTCCGTTGATAACAAGGTTGTGGAAGTAGTTCGCTCCCGCTTTTGTTTTCTGCTTAATCTGGAAGTCCATCTCATTGATCGCACCGGACGTCTGTGCAATTACACGATCGATCTCGAATGATCCTCCGAGAATAACAGGACTTGCAGTCTGTTTTGTTCTCTTTGCCTCGTTTGCAGTGTACTCACTGTTGATCTGACGCACGCCTGCGGTCGATGGAGTCTCTAATCTCTGGTATCCATATACCAGGTTACTTCCGCCTGTTGGCGAAATGGTATCATCAAATGTCAGTTTATCGAGCAAAACAGAATCTCTTCTAAATTCGTCAATAACCTGCTGATCTACTTTGTCGGCATATCCGACTTTTGCTTCTGCTAATGTTAATGGCATATCTCTCTTCTCCTTTACTTACTGTTGTATCTTTCTGTCAGAGCACCGATCAGACTGTCTGCCTGCGGTTTTGCTCCTGTTCCGCCTACTCCGCCGATTGGATCACCCGTTCCGGCTGGCTTAGGCTCCGCCTCTCCAAAAAGCATCTTGCTATCCTCGGCTTCAGAAAGCACTTTGATAGCTGCTGCAACGTCCTCTTTCTGATTTTTGGATGCTTTTAATGTATCTACATCCAGAAGTGCCGTAATGGCTTTTGCATTCTTTCCGTGAGCGGCGTTAATGCTGTCCTTGAGAACGTCGTTGAAATCCCTGTCCGCAATCTGCTGCTGATAATCGGCATCCTTTGCCTTAATATCCTTTTCCAGATCTTCGATCTTCTGTTTCATCCCGGATACGTCCGCATCCTTAAATTCTTCCAGATCCTTTTTCAAGCCTTTGATTGTTCCCTCATGGGTTTTTACTTTCTCCTGCGCTGCTGCTAAATCTGCTTTCACAGTATCAAGTTCTTTCTGTACCGGATCATGTTCCTTGTGATACATATCCAACGTACCGTTGATCTGTTCTTTGGTCATTCCTAATGCTTCCAGTTCTTCTCTTGTCATTCTCTTTTATCTCCTTTAACGATTAATTATTTCACGAGGAAGAATCATCCTCAGATAGCCAGCAAAGGCGGGATCGAACCGCCACAGGGTAAAAACAAACATACATGAAAGGAGGCAAAAACCCCTGTCGTGCACCACTGCACCTTTGCTGTAATAAAAATGAGCCAATTAATCAAATCATTTAAGATTCAACTAATTGGCTCACAGGCTCTTTTTCGGGTTCGATTGACAATATAAATTTTCTTTTACATAATTTACAATACCCGGGGAAATTCTGAATCACTGTATCTGATCTGAGATACAGCATCTTCTTTCCACACTCCGGGCAACGATACCAATAATGTCTTGTTTGCATATATTTTCCCCTTTTTAAATATAACATTTTATTATGTTACAGTCAATGTTATAATGCATACTTATGTCTCTTTTTAAAGAAAAACCACTGCACTTTCACAGTGGTAATATTTAATCAAAATTTATTCTCAAACCACATTTGTCACATTTAAAATAATGTGATGTCTTTGGATCATAGTCAGTTCGCAACGTCCCTGTCTTACACTTTGGACATTTTACTATTTCACCATTTCTTAATTTTCCTAAATCAATATCAATTTTTTTCATTATGGTTTCCTCCATTTATAATCCGGATACCTCTCTTTTACAGATTTAATTATATTCCTTATATCTTCGCCCGTCAATTCTCCTTTTCTATGTTTCAATGCGTTATAATCACATACGCACTCTGCATGTGCATCTTCGCCGATATCATACTCTATATGGGTTTCCTCATGAATGATTGTTTCGACAATTTTCTTTTTGGTGTTACATGTTCGCGCATTTATGTAAATACTGTTTCCAATATTTAATCCATATACATCATCCAGATGATTTTCCGTTATGGTATCTCTATTATATATTACATCAACAGATATATCGTTCTTTTCTATATACTCTAACACTCTCTTTCCTGTTTCAGAGGTCTTTAGATCTTTGTATATTGATACCGGCTTTACGGTATCGCCTTTTTCCAATGGCTGCACATCAAATAATGATTTGGCTTTATCTTCCATTGCTCTTGACTCGTTTCTTTTTGGCAAAATTTTGATAGTCTGTGTTCTATTCAAATCACTGCTGCCATTTGCTACTCTTAGGCGATTATCTTTGGCGCTGATCCCCATCTCTTTTGAAAATCTATGATATTCCGCTATCTGCTTTCTTTTCTGTGTTTCCAGTGCATTCACATTTCCGCTGATAGCCTTTTGTGCTTCGATCTCCCGCTTGGTTGCCCGGATTCCCCGCTCCATCTGCCGCTGTTTCTGCGTCATGTCATAATATTTATATGTCCTGCCGTTGTATTCCTTTGGATCCGGTTCTTTATCCCATTTTGTCGGTTCACTGATTCCCTCGAAAAAAGGATAAAAAGTATGCCGGCAGTTCACGCCACACAGTCCGTTTACTGCTCCATACTGTGTTTCAGAAAATGGCGGGTAATTTTTATTGCGCCCACTTCTCGAATAAATTTTTCCTTGCCATTCCGCATGCTCCGGTCGTGCTCCCCAGTGAGCAGAAACTTCTACCAAGTCTGTACCGGTAACATCACAGTTTCTTTCTGTAATTTTGGCAGATAATTGATGGCATGATGTTCTTACGCACATTCTTGCGGCGGTATCTAGCTGATAGGTTCTCCCACTGGCATAATCCACCGATCTAAGACCACTCCGCGCCATTTCTCGAATCGCGTCATTCACTGCGGCATCAAATGAGTATGCTCCGGTTGCCATCTTCATTACAGCCTTATCCAGATATTTAATGTATGCATTTTGAACCGATGTAAAATCGTATGCCCCTTTAAATCCCATTGTTTTGGTCAGATTCTTAAAGGTTCCAGCCGTTGTGCGACTCATTTCTTCCATTATTTTTACTATACCAGTATCTTTTGTGAGTTCGGTCCCTGCCCGATGCCACGCTGACAGATCTTTATTAAATGCCATATCTCCCGCATCTGCTATGATACGATTTCCTTCTGCCGCAGCATCCTTTTCCATTTGCCTGATTGCATGAACAACATCTCTTTTGTACTGTTTTGTATTACTCGCCACATATTTTTTGTACTCGTCATCCGCATTAAGGATTTTCATAACCTCTTTGCGGATTTCCTGTGTGCTTACCCCCGCCGCGTGCAATGCCTGTGCCTGTAGCTCTGCTGTCTCAGTAAAACGCCCAGTCTTTTTTACTCTCCGTGCAATGTCCGCAATGATGTCCTGCTCTGCTGACTGAAAAACTGCAGCACCGCGATCACCAAACATTTCTAACTGCTTTTCTGTCAGCATTTATCACACCCCCCTCTAATCTTCCTCTTCTGGATCCGGTTCCTGTTCTTTTGCAGCTAAAAGTTTTTCGGCTTCTTTTCTGTCAAGGTTCAAACTCATCATGATATACCGGATCATAAATTCCGGAATCTCCGAAAAAGATAATGCATCCGCTCTCATGTTGGAGAGTTTTGTAGTCTTGTCCTCGATGTAAGAATCGTCAAAGTCGATGTATACCTCATCTTCCAGATTGTACCACGTACCATTAAATGTATTGGAAAACCACATAATAGCGTGGACAATGCCCGTTATGTAATCGGTAGCCTCTTTGCGCTGCTTATTAAGCTCCTGCATGGCATCCTGTCTCTCTCCGATATACTGTGTGGCTGTCTGGATCTGTCCTTGCTCAAAGGTGTATTTTTTACTGCCAAAGCCAAACGTCATAGAGAATAATGATAAACACAGTTCAAAAGCTTTCGTGATCTCATCTACTCTGATCTGCGGGTTGTATTCCTGGATCACGTTTTTCTGATCCGGCAAATGTTCCCCAAGGAACACAAACAAGCGTTTCATGAGTTTAGTTTTCTGCTTCGGCTGTCCCGTTTCTTCGTCCAGTTCCACTAATGCTTCGTTTGTGAGTATCAGCTTTTCGCCCTTTTCCAGATCACCATTTAAAATCATGTTGCAGAGATCAATCTTTTTAAGCGTTGGGATCGCTCCCCAGATCTTTGGCAGACCAAACCCCTGCATATCATCCAGATTGTTCACTTCCGCAACCCTCATAACAGCAAAAGGCTTCACATCCCCAAGATTAATCCAGTAATTCTCAAGTTCCGCCCCGTTTTCATCGAATGTATAAGTCTCTGCTTTATAATTTGTTCCGTCCGGTCTTGTAAAAAGGACCATTGTTGTACGCTTCTTACCGTTGACATAATCCACGCCGGAGAAGCAAGCATCCAACACCTCCTCATTTTCGACCAAAAGTGGCGTGTAATTCTCTGCATAGCAGTACTCTACTCGGATATCCCCGCCAGTTACTCTTCCATTGTCCAGATATGTGGCATTCTTCAGACGCACATATGCTGCCACTGTTCCAGCTGCCGACATCCGTTCCAACTGTTTCCGATACATTACATCAAATCTGTTATCGCTCAAGATTTTATTAATCTCATCCGTCTGTGCGTCATTTCCTGCATTGATCTGGATGATCTCACACAGGTTTGCATCATCTGCACATCCTCTTTTCGCAAAATTCATGCGCTCGATTTCGTATTCTTCGCCCTGTATGGATGTCCGTCTATGGAATTTCTCGATCAATTCATTCTTGTACCATGCGTTACAGGCTTCAATATATCCATATGGAACGGTGTTTACATAATATCCAAGCTTTTGCAGCTTACTCTCTACGCAACTTTCCATAATGTTCCTCCCTTATTCATCTATCTAAATCAACATATTCTATAAAATCCAAAATCGTGTAATTTTCCGCATCCCACCAGTCGTTGCAATTTCCGATGTTTTTATCCTCTGGTCTATCCGGATAATCTGGATCCCATTTTAATTTTCCAATTGCACTTCGTAACTTTGTGCACTTTCGGTTTATTTTCCACCTTCCAGTATTCATGAGCATATCGTATGTTCTCGGTCTGTCCGATACCTCATTTTTGCGACAACCTTTAATATTTCCGTATGGCAATCCAGCTTTCTTTGCTGCGCTACGTAAACTATTTATCATTGTTGTACTGGCGCTGTCTGGAAACACCCAACTAATATAGCCATATTTTTCTTGGCAGTACTCATAAAACTCCACATACTTTTCGCAGATTGCTTTTGCATCAATATCTGGGGATAAATCCAGATTTGCTTCCTCAGCGCTTCGCAGATCATGGTATCTATTAAAGAAAAGCTTTAGCACAAACGTGGTCATAGAACCGTTACCGCCAAAGTCAATCCCCATTGTGATTTTGGATGGTTTATGTATCAGTTTTCCGCTCTTATTCCTAGAAAGTAGTGGGTCCGTATCGTCATCGTATAGGTATGGTTCGTTATTCTCCGCAAACTTCCGGAAGATAATGCCCTCCGCTACCGCCCTGTCTCCTCGAATATCCCGTTTGTACCATACACTGTCCTTTTGGTATGTTCCAAGAATTGTACGGATTTTCTCGTCCGACAGGCTCATATTGTCTACCAGAGTGAAATGTCCGTAATTATATCCATAATTCGGATTCTTTTCCTGCTGCTGCTCATGGAACTTAAGGATGTCCGTGTAATACCAGTGTTCTTCCTCTTTTGGATTCAGGTCATGGAAGATCTTACGATCCGTACTGGATAATGTACGGTCAAACACTTCTTTCAGGAATTTCGGATGACACTCGTTCGCTTCGGTAATATATGCCATTCCATAGGTGTTACCTTTAATGAGTTTCTCGTCTCCGTCTTTCCCACCACCGGATACCAGTACAATCTTTTCGCCGGTCTTTGTCTGGACATACACACAATCGCGATCCTTGTATTTTCCCTCTCTGCATCTGCCCTCAAAGTAATTAAGCAGTCCATATCCATCACAATCCAGTATATTCAGCTTGGCAGTGGCACTGGATACTCCGGCAACTAAGTGGATTTTGTTCTTGTGTGTCTCCAACATCGTGCAAAAGATGAGCGTTGCAAGGACGTTCTTCCCGCCTCGTTTGCCACCCTCCGCCACATTAAACCAGCTATCGAAACTCCGAAGAAAATAATCGTATTGTCTTTTGCTCAACGGTGCCGGTTTATTCATGATCTCCATCCCTTTCAAAATCTGCTATGCTCCGGTTCTGCTCCGGCTTTTTCAGAATATCTGCTATGGTCTGCATGTTTGCAAGAATCTGTGCTGTTGAATCATCTTTAACCTCTGCGCGTTTCTTATCAAATTCAGCCTTGTACTTATCATCTGGATGCATGAGAAAGTACTTTGAAAGCCAATCATAAGCCTTTTGCTTATCCGCAAGTTTCAATGATACCCCGTCTTTTCCTTGCTTCACTTCCTGGATGATCTGCGTATCAACATTACAGGACTCATTCAGTTTTATAGAATTGACCTCTTTTTTCAGATTTTCGCCAGTCTCCGAATCTTTTACCGGCCCGAACGCACTCATAACATCAACTTTTTCTCTGCCAAATGAGAGATAGTTTCCAATGTCACTAAATGCAATCCGCATCTGAATTTCCACAATGTCATCTGCACCGGCTATGATCTGCTGACGTTTAATTTCTTTTAAGCGTTCAATTTCCTGCCGTACCTTAGTATTTCTTAGTAGTATGCAACCATTAACCATTGCTGTCTCATACTTGCACCCATATGCTTTCTGGTAGCTCTGTGCCGCATTAAATGTCCGGCTGTAATATATACAGAACATCTGCTGTTCCGGCGTTAAGTCATCATTCTGCAATGTCTCTTTCGTACCATCATCTATAGGTGCTGCATTCTTAGGTGCACCCTTTCGCTTTTGTGTGCACACTTTTTCCGTTTTGTGTGCACCCTCTCCCCTGCTCCACTCATACCGCTTTTTCCAACTCTTGACAGTGTTGATAGTGGTTCTATACTTCTCTGCTATGTCCTTATATTTCATTCCTGCCATGTAATCCTGTTCTGCTTTCTCGTAATTCTCCACTATCTCACTTCCTCTCTTCTGACAAAATAAAAAGAGCCAAATACCAATCGTTTAATGATTGATATCTGGCTCTTGGGCGCTATATATAAATGTTATATAGAATTATCATCACTTTGCTTTATCGTTTTAATTGTTCCTGTTATTAATGCTCTATCTGAATTATTCAACCCTGGATATATCTGACTAGCTATTCCACCGTTCCTGGTTATTTTTGCTGTTTCCCCTATTTTTACTGTTTCCACCGTTTTTACAATAGCTTCTCTATTAGTAATTTCTCTTTTTAAGCTATTTATTATATCATTTTTCATATCCATCAGCATATCAGTAATCTCAACTGACTTTTCTTGAGGAATGTTGACCAAATTCTTTTTAGTAAGTGCATCTGTAACCGGATTGCTAGCTAATATTGTATAATCAATGTTTCTTACCATTATCCTCAGCTTGTCTTTCAAATCTAAAGCACCTGACATATCATCTGTATATTCTATCGTTCTTTGGTCGTTAATATCAAATGGTAATTCTGATACATTCTCAGTAATGTGAATAATAGGTTTTGCCGATGCATGTCTAAGAGCAACCTCATACATAACATTAGGATTATTTCCTGTAAGATTGGCAATCACCAAATCAGAGTTATATACTCTTTCAATAATTGCAGATGTCATTGTTCCACTATCATTTATTCTGTGACTTACTTCAACATCATATTGCTCTGCTTCCATAACTGGTATTATGACTTCATCAATAAGACCATCTACTTTCCTTCGTATAGATGAACCAACCGGACCTATTGGCGTAATTACAAAACATTTTTTATTGTCAACACTTTTTTCCATGCCATCACTCCCATTTTAATTATAACACCTGTACTATCAATATTCAATTGGCAACGGACTACATATTTACATTTTATTCTTCTCCCTGCCGGATCTTCGGTGTACCGTCCATCATTGCTGCATATTTCCCATAACTCATTCCGGCTTCACGTGCCTTTTCCAAAACTTCACTGATGCTATTGTTATTGCACGTTTTAATACTTCTCTTTTCTCTATATTTTCTTCTGTGGTACTCATTCCGGCACTGCTTCCCACAGGTAAGTGCTCTGACTGATATTGATTTGTATTCTTTTCCGCAGATCACGCACTTTTTTGTATATACCTTGCTATTGAGCATAATTACACGTTCTCCTTAATCATAACAATCCCTGATATCATCTACGTCTCCTGCCAAAAAGCTGTCAAATACTTCTGCTACTCTCTCTATAAGGTCTCCATCATGTCCATTCTCTCTCATCTGCTCCGAGAAATCTTTCTGTGAGCACTGAAGTAAACCATTTTCCAACCTTGTCCATTCTTTTCTGTAAGTTATTCCATTCAATTCCAATGTTTCATTAATTCCGTTTTCTGTCAGTTCTACCGTATACTTCATGCAATTATTCCTCTCTTTCTGCATTATATTTCTTCCACGCAACAATTTTGCTTCTATAAAAATACTCTGGATCTCCACTAAAGCACTTACCTCTTCTAATAGAATGTCCCTTGCGTGTAAGAGTTCCAACAAATTCACGCTGTGGCAAAAGTAAATTGTCGTTTGCCGACAGTAAGAAAACCTTTGTATCTAACGGGCAACTGTCCATGTCATAATTCCAATCCATCTATGATCCTCTCTTTCCGTATCATCTCCCACCTCTCCGCATATGCTATTACGGAAGGTGGTATGATGATTGCTTGGTTTTGTTATCTGATTCTAAAATAAACTCATCTGGTTCTCGTCGTACTGATAAATGCGTCCAGTCATGATCCTCCCTAACTGACGCAATCTCTCCACCCGTGGTTTCTGTTTCAAATTTGCCATATAATTATTGTCCACTTCCGGCGGTATGGATAAATAACATTCCTCCGGTAATGACAACTGATTTTCTGTGCAGGCCTCGCGGATCTTTGACTGATAATAAATGATATGATTCCGTGTTAGATTCATATTGCATCCATCGGACCAGAACGGATCATTACACCCGTTCTGATTGATAACTTTCCAGTGTTCTATTTCTCTGCGGATGCACTGGCAGTACTCTTTCACTTTATCTTCTGCTGTCTGTATCATGACAGCACCTCCAAATCTTCCAATGGAACATAATGTTTTAAATTGTTCGCATAATAAACAACAGCACATTTTACCGTTTCTTTTGCTCTTTTCGATACATAAAACGCTTCTGGAATGACTCCGATACCTACATCACATTCATCTTCATAAATCGCATCAAGATAGCCTTTGATGACAATATCCTTATATCCAACAATTACACCTGTGAAATTCTTATCAACGTGTTTGAAATAAGTTTTCTCGATATATTCAACATTTTTTTCGACAGTGCCATCATTGTTTCCATCTGCCAGATTATTGTCCATTGCATCAGCAGTTAATGTTTTCCTGTCGAGATACAGCCATCTTCCGTCTTTAAATGGCTTATAAAAGCCTTTGCATTTTACTTTTTCAAATAAATTCATGGCAACACCTCCGAAAAATTTAAGGTTTACGCAAACCGGAGCTGTCCGGTCTGCTCTGCTTCTATCTGCATATTTGGCATCCGCTTTGCAACACACAATTCTGGCAAATTTGCTCTGACCAGTGCTGCCGGTATCGGTGGACACACAGCATTGCCGCAGCGGCGCACCTGTTCGCTTCTTGGGTAGGTCTTTCCGGTATAATCATGGTCTATTATGTAATCATCCGGGAATCCTTGGCATCCATATAACTCTCTCGGCTCCAGCATCCGCAGTCCGATATCTACAATCTGATAATCCACACCCTTGATTGTCACCAGTCCAAATCTGTCATGCGTTGGTATTGTATCAAGCGGTTCTTTCAGATCCTGTCCCGTTCCTTGTCCATAGTATTTCACAAGAAATGCCCTGACCTCTCCAAAATGTCCATCACCGGCGGTAATTGTCGGAATAGGATCACGCATATCTCTTCCATCACAGTGATTGTTCATCTGAATTAAATTCGCCGTAACCACACTGTTATGATCCCATGCTGTCACTGTCGGTAGCGGCTTCTCCATACTTTCTCCTGCACCTTTGTAACCACCATCATAATATTTATGCAGAAACGATGTTACCAGTCCGTATCTATTAGAGCTATCAACTGTCATAATAGGTTCTTCAATCAACTGCCCTCTTACTTCGTCCTTTGCTGTTTCTGAATGGTACTGAATAAGCGTCGGGCTAATAAGGCATTGTTGATTACCTGTGGTGATCGTATGTATCGGATCTCTGCAATTTCCGCCCGGATGATTTGTCGTATTCGTTCCCATGTATGGTGCAAGCATTGGTTCAATCAGACAATGCTCATTTTTGCTCACAATCGTTGTGAGTGGTTCCCGCACATCCTTGCTTCGATCTTTTGTGAATCCGGTCTGCCCGATCTGCACCATATACGGCTCTACAATCCCGTATCCATGCTTCCCGGTTATGGTCGGCATCGGCTCCCGAATATCGTTTGGTCTACGTTCACCGCCGTGGTTGCACTGGATAATAAACGGTTCCGGATTATCAAGGATGAATTTTTTAAATCCTCTGGCTATTCTGTCCATCGTCTTTTGTGCCAGTGGTCTTACTGCCCGGATTCCGTATTTTTCTTTGATTTCTTCTGAAGTATCAAAGATACTTGGACATGGTCGGCTGAAATCAATCTGTGTGTATGCTCCGACATAAGGTTTCAGCAATCCCACCTTTACAGCTTCGCTGTCCGCCGGTCCGTGTGTCGGCTCCGGCCATACAATCGGCTTTCCGTCACACCTTGCAACCATAAAGAATCGTTTGCGCATGGTCGGCGCACCATAATCAGCGGCGATCAACTCACGGAATTCCACTTCATAGCCCAAATTCCGAAGTTGCTGCACGAACCGCTCAAATGTCTTGCCTTGCTTTTCCTTAATCGGATGATGCCCTCTATTTAACGGTCCCCATGTTTTAAACTCTTCCACGTTCTCCAACATGATTACTCTCGGTCTGACAAGCCCCGCCCATCGTAAGGCAACCCATGCAAGACCACGGATATTCTTATCCTTTGGCTTTCCTCCTTTCGCCTTTGAAAAGTGCTTGCAGTCCGGGGAAAACCAGGCAAGTCCGACAGGATGCCCGTTACATGCCTTGACTGGATCAATCGCCCACACATTTTCACAATAATGCTTCGTGTTCGGGTGGTTCGCCTTATGCATCTTAATTGCTTCTGGATCATGATTGATTGCAATGTCTACGCTATATCCGGTTGCAAGTTCTATTCCAGTGGAAGCACCGCCCCCACCGGCAAAATTGTCAACTATCAATTCTCCATGTATCATTTTTTTAAAGGAACCCGGCGCGCCTTTTATCCGGATAGGTTCCGGCTCCTTTCATATTATTGTAGTTTTTACCTCTTTGATGTATAATGATTTTAATTTACACATAAGGAGGAATTTTTATGTCTAAGGATACAACTAATAACTTCAGCGTTTTAAATGCTGATTTGCCAGAATCAGTTGATAATGCATTAAAAAATCTTACAGATTTGCCTTCCAAAAATGTCGGTCAAACATTATCTGATTGTTGGTTTTTAGTCTTTGGCGGTATTTCACAATTAGCCGAAAAACGTAAATTAAAATATGCCAAAGACTTAGAAGAATTTAAGCAATCCTTAAGTTCAAAAATCACTTCTATTCCAAAAGAAAATCGTGTCGAAGCAAATACCCAAATAGTAATGCCTGCATTAGAAAATGCAAAATACTGTGTTGAAGAACCAAGTCTACGTGAAATGTTTGCAAATTTAATTTCATCATCGCTTGATATTGAAAAACAGGATATTGTTCACCCTTCTTTTTCGGATATATTAAAAACCATGACACCACTAGATGCTCAAAACTTAAAACTAATATTTGATAATTATCAGTTACCAATTTGCAATATTGTTAGAACATCTGATAGCCCATCTTTGTATGCCGTGGTGTTGCAAAATATATTTTTAGAAAACTCAGAATGTACTATATATGAACGCCAATCTCTTTCCATCAGTTTTCTATCTAAACAAGGGCTAGTTGAAATTCCTTCATCGCTCTCCATATATGATGACGCTGCTTATTTTAAATATGAGCAATGTGATGAAATGCTACAAATTCAAAATCAATATCCAGATTGTACATTTCAATTACAAAAACGTTTAATAAAACCAACTCCTTTAGGTGTTTCATTTCTCGATATATGTTGTCCTGATTAACTCTTTAAGCATTGCAACGATATCATTTACATAGCTATCTATTATTTTCATATAGTAGATAGCTACAATTTTATTTACAACTAACGCAGTGATGATTGTACAAAGATTATTAATTATAAAGTATTTCATATATTCACCTCATTTCCGTCGGTTTTTCTCAACCTAACCGTACATCAATCTTCTTTTACACTTTTTTCAAATTTGTGTCATACCTTTTTCACGTAGCATAGCTATATTAATAACTGTCAAAAGGAAATAACCTTTTTATATAGATTCTTTTTCATAACTAGCCAGTGGGATTCGTCTTGCTGGCCCCTCCTTCATTTTGAGATTCTTTCAAAATTTCATCTAAGCAGGCATTCCAACCCACCCGACGTATTGATGTGCTGAGATCTTCATAACCAGATTTCAACTCTGGTATCTTCTCTGGCAACTCCCGGAGCGGGCAAGATTCGGGTCTACATTCTATATAATCTGTTACGTCCTCTCCCATTCCCGGTACTCCACAATACAATGTTTTTTCTCCGTATCTTGGCGGTTGCTCATCATCTACAAAATCACACATATCACATGATTCCGGCATATCCATAACTAATGCTGCTTTTGACATATCAGTGCACCTCTTCTCTACGGTTCTAATCCGTCTTATTACTTCGATAAAACTTGTCAGTCGCATCAAACATTGCATTTCTAGCATCTTCAAAACCTTTTACATATGCTCTCATTTCTGTGAGGTTCATAGCTTCATCCGGTTGTATCATTGTTTCGTCAAAACTATTTAAAATTGCTTCTTTATCTTCTCTTGTCACTTTACTCCACCGCCTTTCACAATCTCGATTGCTTTGTCGATTTTAATGCTTTGCCGGTCACCCATAATACTCTCAACCTCTCTGTAGATCGGATTCTTTTCATTCTCCAACTGCTCTACAACCTTGTCTAGGTCGTAGGCGGTCGGCTGTTCATTTATAATTCTGATATCACGGAAAAGTAAAACTTCCTCTCTGCTTGTTTTTGCGTGATATTCATGACTTTTTTCTAGTCGTTTTACCAATGCATCCGCATCAATCAGTCTCATTGTTTGCCCTCCTGTTCCAATCTGTAGTTGCTTTTGTTCGCTCGTCTTTTCCTGTTCTGATTCCACCGTCCTGATCCATATACATCTCACATTCATAGCTTTTTGGAAGTTCTGTTCCGCATTTCATACATTTGATTTTGAACATTACTCCAACATCCGAATGTGATGACTTATTTACAATGGTAAAGAACATTGCTTTTCCGCCGCAGAACGGGCATGGTTTAAGTTCTTTGTTCATTCTTCATTCCCCCAATCAATCATTTGACCGCAACTCGGGCAATATGTGGGACTAGCACTTTTAAAACATCTTGGGCATGATGGGCAAATCATTGCATTTCCAATAATTCTCGGTCGCTTCGCCGTCTGCTTCTCCACAGCCGCCCGGCATTCTTCCGGTGTGCCGATTGCACGGTACAGCTGTATTTCTTCCAGTGCCTTGATTGCTTTCTCAAAAGCTCTAAGTGTACTGCTTTTACTTTCCCATTCCATTTCCTGCCTGATTATTTTTATTGCCTTGTTCTCATCCATTGTTACACCTCCAACAGTTCCGGGTTATCAATCATGTTGCCGATCACTTCAAAATTCTCTGAATCAAAATCATCCAATTCCTCGTAGTCATCACAGCCCGGCTCATTCGTACACCATCCGTTTTCATGCCACACGACACGCTTTCTCGTCTCATCTTCTGGAAACTCAACGTCGATATGCCCTGAAAGAATATCATTCTCAAAAATCAGCTTTCCGTTCTTATCCTTAAGTCCGGTGCACCAACAAATTGTGGATGGATCAATTTTCAGAGCATATAAATCTGATGCGTAACTAGGGACGATATAGTATTTTTCTCTTCCGGTAAATCCATATCGTACCAAACCGCCAATAACCCATTCGTCGTTATCAGTTCGTTTTGCTTTGCATAAATATCTATCTTCCATCCTTTTCCTCCATTTCTTTCAACTTGGCTTCTGCTTCCTCTTGTGATAAAAACCAGGTTTCCTTGTACATTTTTTCTGACAGGATTCGGTCTGTACCATATTCCCGATCTTTGTCACACTCCATGTACCATCCTTTTTCTGTAAAAGTAATAAAGGCTACTTTCTGATGATAAATTTTATTGTTCTCCGGGTGCAGACTTAAAATATTTAATTCATAATTGACTTTGCTAGGAATTAAATATACATCTGAGCCAATTCCACACGGCAACCGCAGAAGTAATCCCTGCTCCTCGGCATCCTCATAGTCTTTTAACCTCTCAGCAAGCTTCAGTATCTTTTTTATCTCACTGGGCTCACAGGTTATGTCTAAATCAAATGTAAAGGCAACTCCGCCTCTATCACTTGTCTGTGCTAATCTCTCCATCGTTCTCCTCCTGCTTCCTGTATACCCGGTCTCTGTAATCTTCAACAACGCTATGCAACTGACAATACCGGCAGTCCATAATATTCTTTTCCGGACAAGTATCATTTAAGATACTGCATGTTCCGTCTGTCATCTTTTCCATACCACTCCTCGTTTTCTCAAATTTAATGTCCGCTCCGCATCATACAAAACAGCATTTCCGTCATAGACTTTTTTCTGCTTCCCACGATGCAGGGCTTTATTATTTCCAGTCTCCACGATACAGCATCCGATACCCGTGTCGGTTCTTCAAACTCCTGATATTTATCCCGTATCCACGGAACAGCCACTATAATTCCAAAATTCTTGGAAGATTCTGGATTTGTTTTAATAAGATGTTTTTCAAAAGTTCTATCATTCAAGTCTGAAAGAATATCTTTATAACACTGCATCGTGGTTACTATGTAGTTTTTCTCACCATAGAAGTTTAGACCATTCCCGCTGTATACGTCCTCTTTGCAACTTTTGATTTCGTAGCATATAAAAATTCCCTTTTCCAACGATGACACTGCGTATTGGTTTGGCGGTTCAAACTGCATGAAATCTACTCTTCCACCCTTCCCGGCAGTTGTGAACGCGTCAATGCTAACCTCACTCGCCCAGTATTTACCCATGCCGCTAAATCGGCTACTTACAAGCAGTTCTCCGAGAAACCTTGTTGTTTCCGCTCTGTTCATGCTATCCCTCACTTTCTGCCTTAAGCCATTGTTCCACCTCTGCAACAGAACACATTGCTACGCCGCCCTCAATGGTCTTTACGCTACCCTGCTCATATGTTTCGATTGAGCAAAGGAAATCCAAAAGCTCTTCATCCGTCATGCTCCGGATCCGGTCTGCATTGGTCTGTTTATTTGTCACTATGCATCCATCAGGATGTATTCCATCTTTCATATCATTCCTCACTTTCTCTGTATGACTCTGGTAGCGGCATCCAAGCAATAACGTCCAGAATATTCATTCCATCCGTGAAATTAATTCCATTCCAAAATGCTCTAAATGGGTATACCTTGTCTTGCTCACTACTTCCGTATTTTGTTGTTACCAAATACACTTCAAGACATTTTCCCTCAAATAACGGATTTTCTTCCGGTTCTTCTGGAATCTGCTCACTGCATGGAATCCATCCGCTTTCCTGCTCCAAAATTCTGTTGATCTCTTCCTCCGAAACCACTTTTGTTAGAGGAGAATACCCACAGGCTTCTGTTGCTACCTCAGATATCCGGTTTTTAATCCTGCTTATTTTCATTCTGATCCTCACTTTCCGGCAACATAGCATATTTATAGCTACTCATTTTACCGTCATATGTGCTCCATGACGTTTTTCCGTAATCCCATGTATAAACCGTTTCATCTTCATATTTTGCAAAATGTTCTTTGCTCCACGCAAAAAGTTCAGAATCTCTGACCAAAATCGGTGTATCGACTGGAACTTCGCTCCAATCAACATACTGGCCGTTCGCCCATTCTTTTGCTTTTTCTCTGCAACGACCAGCATTTCTAATGTCATTATCGCAAAAATCGCATTTATTGCAGACTCCCCTGCATTTTTCCAGTTTCCCATTAATTAACGCAATATTGCATCCATCACAGGCAATATTTAAAATCTCTTCCGCGTATTTTTCTCTATTCAGCATCTTTCTTCTCCTTCCCATACCGCAACTGATACGGTACTTCTCTGAATCTTTTCAACGCATCCTGGTCCGGGTGCTTTGTCGGCATTGACAAGTTATTATTCATTTTTCCGATAATTGTGCGGCGTTTCTTACCTTCTTTCCACATTTATATCTCCCTGCTCCTTTCATCACAGCCACAATCTCCCGGTACTCTCTTTCTCTTTTAGAGATTTCCCGATCAAGTACATCCAACCGTCTAAACAGTGCTGCCGTATACTCTTCGTCCGTCAGCTCCGTTGTTCTTTTCTTACCTTTTGCCGCAAGTGGCAACCGCACCTGTTCACCGTTATGCATCAGGATCTTAATGATCTCCAATCGCGGCACACAATTTAAATCTGCTAAAATCTGCAACTGGCTTGCTCTGTCCTTTGCGCTGCGGTACTGCCTGCAAATTTCTCCCTCCGTCATATTCACTTCAACCACCTCCCGGTTGTGAATTTAGCACCTGTTTTTCTAATTCATCATAGTCATACTGACGATGATTGATATTACTAAAAGCATTGCTTTTGCCCTTATGCTCTGTCACTTTGCCAGGCACATAGTTCTCATCCAGATAATCTACATAGCCACTGTTAAAAAATGTGCTCCCGTACTGTGCTTTCCGCCAGTCGGCGTCCTTCTGCAATTCAAGACTGTAGCGGTCAATCGCTTTAACAAGCCTATCTTCCCCGATTGCAAGTAGCCGTTTCTTTTGGGTATCCGATACCTGTCCTTTGCCTTTTTTGTTCGGATATGCTTTCCACAGACGTTCGAACAACGCTTTGGCATCCGCCAAAGTATTTTTATTATTATCATTAACATTTACAGTAACATTAACATTATCAGTAACAGGGTTATTTTGCTTTTCAGAAAAACCATTTGCTTTTTTTGCTTTCTCTTGTTTTTGTGAAACATCTTTTGTTTTTGGTCTGCCGCCAAGTTTTCCGGCTTCCCGACGTTTCTCAATCTTCTCTAAATACGCGGCAGTGTCACGATCTATCCTTGATTTGATAAAGCTGAATGCCATATTGGTCATGCCGTCCATTTCCGGCAGTTCATCCCCTGACGCGTAACACAATACTGCCGTCAGGAGTGCTCCGCGCTGTTCCATCGTAAGCAGTTTTATATGTTCCAGATACTCCGCATACAGGACAAAGCTGCTCTTTTCATCCGTCAAGACATCACCCCGTTTCCAAGTCCTTAAGAAGCTCTCTCAGTGACATTTTTGCCTGCGCCTGTGTAAGTTCCGTAATGGTCACTTCAATTCTTGGATTGTCCTTATCCACGTCCGTATCAAAGTAAAAATGCGGTATAAATTTCTGACCATCATCTTTGATTACCCATGCTTTTTTCATGCTGTCCTGCACGAACTTGGCGGCGCAGGACAAAATGTTATCATTATCCCTGCGACGGTCTTTTTCATAAAACTGATAGTAGATCAGAACCGGATCCGTAATATGTACACCTGGAAGTTGCTGCCTTATATACCAGATGATAGAATCCTCGCTTTTCTTTTTCATCCGTCCGCCCTTGCGGGGATTCGTCCGGTTGGCGGCTGTGTAATCATTCAGGCCATCCAACCGTCCGGGAATCGTAAATTTATACTCCATTGACACCACCCATTCCCACATTACAGCTTCTTATTTCAAGGATTGTATTATTACTTGGATTCCATCCTTCGACATATTCAACAGCTTCCTGGTATCTCTTGGTTGGAATATTGTTTCTGGAATTGACTCTGAAATAATCCTGAATATCATGATTACACTCAGAAAACACCTTTTTGCTCATTTCCTTATATGCCAGTGCTTTTTTACCACCAAGAACCTCAATCACTCTTTTATTTACAGTTTTCTTTAAATCCTGCTGTCGACCGTAATCAATCGTCATGGTATTTTCAAGATGTTCAATGCGGTTCTCGTGATCGTCCACCATTCCAAGCTGAATCCTCATCATTTCTTCCGGTGTCAGCCGCTTCTGATAAGAACCATTTTTTCTAATCTGCGGTAATACCTCAGACGTTACCCAATGCTTAAAACGTTTTGCACTTGCCAGCTTGCTTCCAAAAATCAACGCATATACACCGGATTCGTTAATAACAACCGCTGCCTGATCTCTGCCGATGGCGTCACGAATCGTTACTCCATTCATCTTGTCCTCATCATCTACATGATCCAATATTGCTTTTCTGGAATTGCTGTATCCTAAAACCTCTGCAATATCTTTTCCTACAAACCACGGCTCTCCATCTATGGCAACTGTCCGGATTTCTCCAAACTCTCTATTCTTAAAAATCTCTAACTGGTTCAATAACTTCTCCTTTCCCTCCGGCACCCATCGGCACCGGAGATCACGGCTCTTAATAATACTGTGATATATTATTCTGCATGAACTGTTTCTTTTGCCTGCCGGCAGGTGTTTCAACCCTATAAATCTTTTACAATAATCCCGTACACCTTATAGGCTTCACGGAACCGGATCACTCCCATCTGATGCGCTATGGTGTGGTGCATCCGGCAAAGGCAGATTTTCTTATAATTTGAATCATCAACCTTCCGCCTGTCATTCCCCATTCCAATAGCATCCTCATGATGTATTTCTCCATCCTTGCCACATATGGCACATTTCTTATGTATCAAGCAATAATATAAGTACCGTCCAATATCATCTGTCCGGTTTATTGCATTGTCAGATAGCGGTATACCATTCTCTAAGGCAAATTCCAGAATTGTGTTGATAAATTCCCTTGCTGTGTCCATAGAACAGTTTGACAAGCTGAATTTTGGATCTCCCGTGCGGATCATGTGTTCATATTTCAGAAGCTCCTTCATTTCTTCCGGCAGATAGCCTGTCCAATCAGCAATGTCCCTGATCGTGGCGTATGCTTTTTTTCTTTGCTCTGCAGATATATGCCTGCCATCATCAAACCGAATCTCGGCGTTTTGAATTTTCTTTCTGCGGAGCATATCTCCAAGTTTCATCCCGGATATGGAAATCACTAAATCAGTACCATCTTTATTTTCCCTGTACTGTTTAATGCCTACCTGTGCATACATTATGCATCACCATTTTTCCCTGCATTGGCCGCAATCGTAACTTCAAGTTTTCTCATGCATTTATTCCACTGGTTAATATCAAGTTCCTGTAACGTATTTACATGGAACAACTCCACAATCACTTCCATTGATACATCCGCTTCTTCTAATTTTTTGAGCAGGACCTGGTATTTTACATCATCAATCTTCTGAGACGGATACTGCTTAAACACAATATTCATGTCCTGATCTACAATCTCAAGCTCATTAATCTTCCCATCCGATGAATATGTAATAAGATTTACAAAAAACTTATCTCTGGTAGAAGATTTACCATTTTTGTCAATTTTAATATTGCAGTTGGCCGCTGGTATCCATATAAACGGTGCTGTATACAATTCTCTTCCGATACCATGCTTTACACATGCTCTTTTAAATGCGTCTGAAGCACGTCCTTTTTCTTTTGCTGTATAAGATGCAGTTCCTACATCCTCTTTAGAGATCCACATCTCCTTTGCTTCGTCCCATGCGGAAATAATACAATATAAATCTCCGTCAATTACTTCATATCTGTCCTGCCATCCAAGCGGTCCATACTTCTCATCAAGCCTTTTCTGGCCGTCTCTAGAAGTGACATATAACAACAACGACAAACCTTTTTCAGAGATCTGCTGTACTCTGCAACTGATTTCATTAGCATTTAAAAAATTACTTTCCATTCAAAATACCTCTCAATCTTCAATAAGTACTCTCATATCATCCAAACAGCGGTCACAGTAATAATCTCCCCTAATCTGCACGGCAGAATCTTCCTGGATGTGCTCACCGCAGCAAATGCATTTCGGCCTAGTCGACATCCATTGTTCCTGATCTACGTCCTTTCGTTCAAATAAGTCATAACTGTCCGGTATATATTCCATCAGTACACCTCATAACGCTCATGCTTTTCGATTCTAAGGACATCATCCTTACTCACTCTTGATAAATTGATTCCTTCAATCTCATGAATACTCATTGTCAGATAACCATCTGCCGACATTGTTAGAGAAAGCAGACTGTCGATTTTGTGATTCTCCAGTGTATTTTTAATACAATTAATTGCCGGTGTGATTGCCTGTGCGATCAATTTAAACTCTTCTAACTCATCTCTTTTACTCATAATTCTCAATCTTCCCTTCCTTAATATATTTTTCTACTTCCTCTTCATCAGGAAATGTATATATTTCAGTACCTGAATGGTAAAAAGATGCATATATATACCAAACACCTGAAAAACTATATCTCCCTTCAACAGAAACATGTTCATCGAAATACTCTGCATACGCCATAAGATCATCCATCGAAAGAACATGCAATCGTTTATCTGCATTCAGCGAAACATCGATATTCAAGTCTTTTTTCATCTGGATAATCTGCTTCTGCGTTTCAATAACCTTTTCCAAGGCTACCACTTTCATCTCAATACTTGCGTCCACTTGTTTTTTCCTCACTTTCATGTTAAAATACATCAAAAGGATTTTTCTAAATCCTCTTGGTAAATAGCACCTGTCCTCGCCAAAGTTCAGGGTGCTATTTTTTTGTCCTCGATCAACACCATATCCCCATCCAGCTTGTCCGCCTGATGAAAATAAAACATCTCGATCTGCATCTCTCTTCTGCGCTCCGACAGAACTCTCAACCCGTATCCAGCTCCGGCGATAAATCCACCAAGGATACAGACTGCTCCGGCGTAGTACATGTATACTCCGTCGCTGTCGAGGCAGCACATGGCAAGCATTGATATCGTGCCGCCGGTTGCCATGATGATTTTAGATAAACGTTTCACACACTACCACCTCCCCGATCCTGCGATCTTGCATCTCCATTTTTCAAAATTCTCCGTGTCAAATACTATCGTACTATTCGGTTTTGCAGGGTTCATTTTCCACGCATATGTCTGCCCTTTTCGACGGAACGCGTAAAGCAAAAATTCCCTTGGAAACCCCATCTTTTCAAGCTCTGTTGCTTTCATTACTGGTTTTGGATAATTCATCCAGCCACCTCCCTACTTTACCGGAATACCGATCACACTCTCCATCAGATCAATGTGATCTACAGTTATATGTACCTCGGTATGCGGATCATGGTTCTTTTTCAACCAGTCGACTACCGGCTTACACAGTTTTTCTAACTCTTCTGCTTCGCTCATATTTCTCCTTTCTCTCTACTGTTCCTTCTATTGAACTGGTGTTGTGGTATCTTCTAATCAAGCAGTTTGTCTACTTTTACCTTAAGGATTTTTGCAACTGCATTAAGGTTATCCACTGTTGGACTGGCATTGTTCCATTTAGAAATTGCCCCGTTACTTAAGCCAGCTTTTTTTTCAACAGAAGCAACGCTTACGCCTTTTTCTTTACAAATTTCTCTAATTTTGTCGTATAGCAATTTAACACCTCCTTCGATTAATTTCTACATTTATATTGACACATAGTAGAAATTATTCTATAATCATTTTAACGACAAAACAAAAAAAGAAAACATTCTACTATGTGCCGTGAAGTAGATTTTTTTCTACTTCATGTTCGTATTGTATAGCTTTTTTTCTATGTTGTCAATACCTATTGTAGAATTTTTTCTACTTTTTTAGGAGGCGACTATGTCTACATATGAAATTATTAAAAAGCTATGTTCTGAACACGGAATTGCACTAACTGCGCTCGAAAAAGAATTAGGTTTTGGACGCGGTTCGCTTGGAAAATTAAAAAATGGTGGAACCTCGGCAAAAAGGTTGCAACAAGTCGCGGATTACTTTGGTGTTTCCATTAATTATTTAATAAGTGGAGAAAATAACTCTAGTACTACAGAAGCACAATTAAACCAACGGGATGAACGTGACATTGCCAAACGTCTTGAAAACACACTTAATGCATTAGAAGATTCTCAGGAATCTCTTATGTTTTCTGGTGAGCCTTTGGACGATGAAACCAGAGAACTTTTAAAAGCGAGCTTGGAGAACAGCTTGAAAATAGCCAAGATAAATGCGAAACAGAAATTTACACCAAAAAAATATCGCACAGATAATGAATAGGATGTGATCTATTGGATATTCAAAATGTAATATCGCGCCTAATAAAAAAATATAAAACCAATGATCCTTTTGAAATAGCAGATATGCTTAATATTTCAATTTTTTATGAGGAACTTGGAACAATTAATGGTTACTACAATAAGCCATTAAGAATGAAACAAATACACATCAATGATGCTTTGAGCGAAAACATGAAAAAGTTTACATGCGCCCATGAGTTAGGGCATGCCCTTCTCCATCCAGATGTATCTACTCCGTTTCTACGATCGCAAACTTTGCTTTCTGTAAATAAAATGGAGATAGAAGCTAATACATTTGCTGTAAAATTATTAATTCCAGATGATATTATTAGGGAAAATAGAAATTTGACCACTCAACAACTTTCTCGTTTGCTGGGATATGAGCAGGCTTTGATAGAATTAAGACTGAAATCATATACAGCACAATAACTCAATTTGTAGAACTTTCTACATTTTTATGATAAAATGATGCCAAACATTCTTTTATTATATCCACGAAGGGGGAATAGGTTATGAAACAAATGAAAAAAATCGCAATTTCATTACTTATGGTTTTGACACTTACCATGTCAACAGCTGAAACTCTGCCAACCATAACACCATCAATTACAGTTGAGGCCTCAACAAAAATGAAACTCAATAAAACAAAGGCATTTTTGATAAAAGGTCAGGCCTTAACTTTGAAATTGTCTGGATTTAAAGGCAAAGTAATCTGGTCGTCTTCCAAACCCAGTATCGCTGCTATAAATTCCAATGGAAAAGTAACCGCCAGAAAAAAAGGTTCTGCCGTTATTACAGCTAAGGTGGGTACTAATAAATATACCTGTAAAATTACAGTGCAGACTCCGACTATCAATAAAAAATCTGTAACCTTAACAAAAGGGCAGAAATTCACTTTAAAATTAAAAGGAACCAATCAGAAAATAAAATGGAGTTCGTCACGAAAAGATATTGTATCCGTAAATTCAAAAGGAATTGCAACAGCAAAAAAAGTAGGAAAAGCAACGATAACAGCAACGGTATTAAATAAAAAATATAAATGCAATATTACTGTAAAAGCCAAACAGACAGACTCGAAACCTTCAAATACTGATAGTGATTCAAACGATAATAATTCAAATAATAACAATTCAGATACCGATAGCGGCAATGACAATTCAAACAATACAGACAGCACCGAAGATCCTGTTACCTCGTATGTATATATTTCACCAACAGGAACTAAATATCATAGCATATCAAACTGTGGGAGGATGAATCCAAATACAGCTACAAAATTAACGGAACAAGAAGCAATAAATAAAGGATATACTAAATGTTCAAAATGTTTTTAAAATAAAAACCGCCCCACCATTAAGCGGAGCGGCAATGCAACTGTTCTGAATGAACAATCGCCCTAGACAAGCACATTGTATCATTCGGAGCAGCCAAACGCAAGCGGAACACCAGTTCTCTGCTGGCTGTTATTTTTATACCCCAAAATAGAAAGGAATGATACTATGGCAAAAGCAAAATACGTTAAAAACTCCCGCGGTGAGTACGAAACAAAGATCTGGGACGGCACTTACAATGCTGACGGCAGCAAGCATCGTAAACGTCTCGTCTCAAAGAAATCCAGTGCTGATCTGGAGCGACAGGTAAATCAGTTGAAAAACGATGTGGAAAATGGTCAGTATGTTCAGGGAACCGACGTGACTTTTTTAGAATATGCCCGAAGTTGGCTCCTCACAAAAAAGGCTGCCCGTGAAATGAATACTCGGAAAATGTATAAAAATATTATAGAAACGCATCTTTCTTTTTTAGAGGACGTCCGTTTGTGTGATATACGAAACAGCCACTTCCAGTTAGCTATCAACAATGCACTGGATAAGCCGCGGACTTGTGAACAAATAGAAGTTACTTTTAAACAGATCATGAAAATGGCTGTAGCTGATAATTATATCGGCATCGGAATGTACGACAAGATCTGTGCAGACATCAATCTGCCAAAATATGTCAAAAAAGAAAAACGCCCTCTCACGTCCGAGGAAAAAGAAGCTATTTCAAAGGCAGATTTCACAAACAGGGAGAAAGCGTTTATCTATATCATATATTCCTGTGGATTACGCCGTGGGGAAGCTCTGGCGCTATCAAAATTCGACTTTAAATCGGAAGGTGGCAAATACTCCGTCTCGATCACAAAAACGCTTATTTTCCCGAAAAACACGTCGGAGATCAAGCAGATGCCAAAAAGCGATCACGGATTTCGGTCTGTTCCAATCCCGGATACTACCGCAGCCTTCTTAAAAGAGTACATCTCTACTCTTCCCGGTACATATCTGTTTACCTGTCGTGACGGATCAAACATAACGCATTCCGCTTATGTAAAAATGTGGGCGTCCATAGTAAAGAAAATAAATTATGCTGCAGGCGGTACTGATGCTTTTCCTGTCGTGTCTGGTCTGACTGCACACATCTTCCGACACAATTACTGCACGAACCTCTGTTACCAGGTACCGGCAATCAGTATAAAGAAAATTGCTCAACTAATGGGAGATACAGAGAAAATGGTACTGGATGTATATAATCACATCATGGAAGAAAAAGAAGATGCCGCAGCCGTTGTAAATGATGTTTTGGCAATCTGATTTGCGGACGCAATGCGGACATTAGGGTCAAAAAACACCTTGCGGACGCAATGCGGACATTAAAAACCATCAACTTTTGATTACTTTTTACTACTTTAAAAATCACAAAAAAATAGCGGAAAGCCTTGATTTTACTGGCTTTCCGCTATATTCATCTTAATGAGACATCGGGGATTCGAACCCCGGACAACTTGATTAAAAGTCAAGTGCTCTA